AACCAAGTAGTATCATATATTTTTCCGAAGCTCATATTATTTACTTTTTTTCTTTTACGTTTGTATCTTTTAACTTGCTTGTAACCTCTTTGTAAAAAACAGATAACCTCACTATGTTAACCTTTTTCGTCTTATATGTTTTCTTTTTAATCTCCATTATAAAACCCAGCTTGAGAAAGTGTCTGTATCTCTATCTGGATACATATCCCCATTCTGATTATTTGTATACTCTGGAAATTTAGAGCTATTAAAACAGATATAATCTAAGAATCTTCTTGTGTAAAACTCAGACCTATCGTTTATTTTACTCATCATTCTATCAATATCTCCATAATCAACATTATCAGAGTTCTCTCCTCTATGCTTTGATACACCTCCATTATCGATTTTAAACATAGCAAATGGCAAGTACTCTGATTGAGTAAACCAAGTTAGCATAGGTTTAATATAATCGTCTCTAAGAAGCTTGTAATCAGCATTAACAGCTAACTCAATTTCATTTGAAATAATTAAAGCTTGTAGCTTATCGTATAGCTTACCTCCTAGGTAATTCTGTATATGAATGTCTTGTGCTACCTCTATGAAATGAATTAATTTATCACCATCGGTATTACCACTTATGATTGACTTTGCTTTTAAATCCTTTACTGTTAGAAAAAGTGCTTTCATTATTGTCCTAATATTTTTCTGATTCTACTTAGCACACTTGGGTATGCTCCTTTGTCTGCTCTACTTGCCATTGACTCTTCCATTTCAGCAGGATTAATAGGCTCTATAAGACCATTATCATAAGCATCCTCAGAATCAACTCTTCTACCACTTGACTTCTTGTAAACTTGTAAAGCCCAGTAATGATGACAGTTCTTTCCGCCTTTAAACTTTAGCAAACTATAATTCTGCTTATTATGACCTAGTACATTATTAACGCCTCTAAAAGACATCATATTAATATCTTCCTTTCTAAACACAACCTTACCGCTAGTTAATGATTCCATCTTCTTACAGAAATCTCTACTATCAGCAGACTTTCTAACTGGTTCGTAAGAGTATCTAACTTTATAGATTGCATTATCTTCTTTTGATGATTTATCTGAATACTTGATTTCAGCCATTTTAACAGACTCATCTTCTTCTTGGTATACTTCGCTATGGATTAACTCCCAATCATCGCTTAAAACCTCTCCTAAGCCTTCTAATTGAGAATACAGGTCTTCACCCTCCTCTTCTGAAAAGTCTCCAGTTGGTTCATCAGCAGATAACTTCTCTCCAGTTTCCTCTTCTCTTTTAATCTTAGTCTCTATATTGTCTAATTCTGTAAACTCAATAGGTTGTAATGTTGTAAAGTATAAGTCTTGGTGTATATTGTTAAATTCAAGTATCTCTGTTAAGCCATAAATAACACCGTCTTGTAATGGTCTTATAATAACGTTATCCATTAATACTGAGGCTGTACGTAATTCTTCTGCATTATTACCAAAACCTGTATTATCTTTAATACCTAATAAAATAGGAGATACAATACCGTGTCCTAGCATAATCTTTTCTCTTGCTTCATCAGATAAGAACTGATACTGAGCGTGAGCGTCTGGCAAATGAATAGCCTCTATATCTGCTTTAGTTTCAGCTGATTCATTAAATGCAATAATAGCTTTACCTGTATTAGAACTACCAGAAAACTTTTGGTTTATCTTCTTCTCTATACTTGCTTGTGTCTCAGCGTTTGGTACTCCATTGTTAAAGTTAACAAATAGACTTGGTTGTAATCCGTTCTGTATATTGGAGATGTGGTAATTAGATACCTCTGATTCTAATTCAGCATACTGTAAACACGCTTGGTAATCTACTGTAGCATAGTAATAAAAACCACTTCTATAAGGCTTAAAGATATAAAGCTCGTTAACTTGACCTTTAGCACCATTACCAAATGTAGGTATTCTTTTAGGTGTATCTGAGTTCTTATATTTCTTCCAAGATGGATGATAGTGATATGCTTTTATATGACCATTAACTGCTTTTTCAGCTCTTAAAGTCTCCATAGGAAAATGAGAAACCTTTAGTATTTTAGTCTTAGCCTTATTGTAAGTTAATTGCAAAGCACCTTGACCTAGTAACTTGTAATCATTAACAAGTCTCTTAATTTCTCTTGGTCTAAGTAATTGCTTCATTCTAACGTAGTCAGCAGGGAATACAGATGAATTGGTAGATTCCAATCCTCTACCATAAATCATATCAATAATACCGTTAATACATCTACCGTTAGTAGGGCTATCAACATACCTATCAATTAGATTATCGAAGTAATCATTATTCTCTCCAAAAGAAACCCATTCTTTATTATGAACCTCTTCTATTGAAGGTACTTGATACGAAGACATATTTACAACTCTTATACTGTCCTTGTAATCTCTATTTATCTTTTCTTTTTTCATTCTATATTTTGCTATGACAAGCTGTTTGCTAATCCATTATTGTATAAGAAATTAACCTCGTCTTTTGTTAATTCTCTATTAAATATCGATAATTCATCAATAGATGTTTTTGAAGGTAGTTGACTTACTAATCTCTCTCCTCCAACAGTAAACTCTCCTCCACCATCTAACATTCTCTGGTAGTTATTGTTTGCATTTAATGAAGGTGGTGCATCGTTAGAAGCCATATATTGGTTGTTTAGATACCATACAAACGAATTGTATTCAGTTGCACCTTTACCGTTAGAAGAGTATACGAAATGATTCCATTCTCCTACATTTATTTCAAACTGATTAAAACCATAACCACTACCCATAAAATGAGTCATTAAGGCATTATTAGCTGCATCACGGAAAGTCATTTGAAAATTTGGTGTCTGACCGTTTGTTGGTGTTGAGTTGTCTGTGTAGTTAAGCTTCCATTCAAAAACACCTGATAAAGACTTAGATATTAAACTCCTAACACCTGTAGTTGTAGTATCATCTATCTTCATCCAAATACTAATAGAAAAAGGCTTCTCATCTCCAGTAATTGCCCCTAAGTAAAAAGCAGCATCATTAGGTACAGTAGCAGCAGCAAGTACTCTTTCATCAAATGTACCTGACCTACCTATTATACCTGAGTAGGTATTGGCAGCATCGTAAGTTCCTTGATAAGTTCCATCGTTTAATCCTAAATCATCTACTAATGTTGTTAAATCTGTTTCTTCAAACTTGTAATAAGCTATTGCATCAGTTAATGTAGGGCTTGTTTTAGTTGTAGATTCATTTGGTGTCATTACACCAGCTTGATATATTGCGTAAGTAAAGTCTTCTGAGAAAGGAGAGTATTCTCCAAGAGAGTTCTTTAACCTAACTTTAAAATCAAAAGTACCATTTATACCTGTTAATACAGCTGATGTGTAAGATGTGTAAGGCTCTACTATTATTGTTTTGAATAGGATATTGTTTCTAAATATCTCTACTTGAGAAATAGTCCTATTGTAATCTCTAAGAGAGTATGATAACTTAAAGCCATCTACAGTTGCATTAGATGCAGATAGGTTGTAAGGAGCTAGGAAATCATCTGCTGATTCATTTGTTAAACTATAACTCATTACTTTAATACCTTCTCCAAATTCATTACTTGCTTTTAATGTCATTGACTCAGTCCTTACAGCACCTGTAACTGTACCTGTAATCTCTCCAGTAGTAGTATTTACTGATAAACCACTAATTATATTATCAACAGCATAACTCGTTGGAGTATTTGTCGCTGTTATTTGTTCGAAATAAGGAACGTCTAATTGAATAAAGTTAGCTGAACTTGTGTTAAATAATATGAACGGTGCGTCTCCTGTACCTCCTGTTGCTCCACTATTATCTGTAGAAGGTATATCTGCTCCAATAATATAAGTATTGTCGTCTAACTCGTTATACTCCTTATAAAGGTTTCCGTTACCTATTTGATGACTATTTAAAGCCATATCATCAGATGTTTGTGCAGTTACATAAATCTTATCCCTATACCATAATTTACTATCTTTAGTAATCTCTAAGTAAAATGTAGAGTCTTCTGATAAGATATTTGATGAAAAAGTAACTTCAATATAACTACCTAAGTTAACTACATTTAAAGGTGGCTTAGACTCTTCAAGACCATCCCCATCTCTCCTTATCATTAAAGATATCACACCAGAAACGTCAATCGTTCTAGGTATAATTTTTATCGTATTAGCTCCTGTTGTTGGTTGTAGTATTAACATAGTAAGATAACTAAAAATTAATATTCTGTTCTAATTAATAAGAAAACCCCACCGAATAGGCAGGGTTTAATAAATGAATAGAAGTAGGAATTAAACCCCTACAACAACAGTAAATCCAGCCGCAGCTAAATCACTACCAATAAAGTTAGCAGGTTTCTTTTCCATACCTGTAAAACTTAAAGTGTAACCACTCATATCTCCCATAGCACCACCAGTAACAATAGTACCACCAGTTACGTCAGAACCGTGTTCTACACCAGATAATAAGAAGTTTCCGTTGTTATCTTCAATAATTACGTGAGGTCTACCAAAAGATAATAACTTAATCGTATTATGGTCTTCCTTAGTTAATTTCTTAATAGATAACTCTAATACTTGTTCGAACATAGTAGTTCCATTCTCTCTACTTGATTGAATGTTTTCAGAATACGTAGAGCTACCTCTAACGTCAAATTTGTAAGCACTTGGAGTACCAGCAACAGAGTTGATTACATCAGTATTAGTAACATCATAAGTGATTGTTCCTAAGTCTCCGTAATTAACAAAATATACTGCATTTATCCCTCCAACACTATCTTTGCAAGGTTCTAACCTTCCAGTTGCAATATCACAAGCCATATTTTTATATTTTAATTATTAGTTAATAAAAAAGGGATAGAAGGATGACCAACTACCCCTTTTAGTTTTATTTATTTATTACTATGCAATTCCGTAAGTTACGATATCTTCAGCAACTCCGTATTGAACACCAGCTGTAAATCTCATAATTACTCTTACATTTTGTGAACCATCAAGGTCAGCCATATCTAAAACTCTAACCTCTTGAGAGTCAGACATTAAAGAAGTTCCAAACCATAAATTGTCTTTAGTAGTAGCAATCATAGTGTTTGCTGCTAAACCATTAGCCATAAATATCTTCACGCCATCAAAGCCTTCGATATTAATATTTTGGTTATTACCTTTATCTTGGTAACCAGCTCCACCTTCACCTCCACTTGCAAATCCACCTAAAGCTCTTTTGTAAGCTCTGAATACGTTTTGTGCAACATAGATACTTAAATCTTCTCTTCCGTACAATGCAGAAGGAATAGC